ATTGACCGTTTATTAACATTAAAAACTTCGTACATAGTACGAGCATAGTCACCAGTAAAAACTTCTCTAAAAACAGAACTTAAACCGTCTGTTCCTTGAGCAAATCCTTGGGCTTCTGAAATTATGTTCTTAGCTTGATTAACAGAATCAACCACGTTTTGACTTAAGTTACTTGCAGGTTTAGCATCTTTACTTGCAACTAAAAAGTTGTTAACTTCATCAATAACTTTTTGTCTTTTTTCTGAAGAAAAACCTTTTGTACTATTTTCAATAGCATCGTCAAGACTTTTAGCTACTACGTCAGCTTCAGCTTCTGCAACTTTTCGTAATCCTTCAAGGTTTTCTACTGACCTTAATGCTGATTCATCTCTGTAACCTTTAGGTAAAAAGTTATTCTTTAACCACTCTGCTCCTCCGCGAGTAGTTGGGTTTTTAGAAGCAAGTACATCTACTTGTTTTGCAGCTTGAGATAAAGTTTTACTTATTACACCGCCTGCAAGAAAAGCTCCTGGCCCTTCTATAAGAGCAGCCGTTACTAAATCACTTGTATCTACTTCTTGCCGACCTGTGCCTGTTTCTATTTCAGTTTGTTGTTGTAATGCAGTTCTTGCTGCTCCTCCAATTGCTCCAGGTGCAGATAAAGTTAATGCCGCTTTCGTAGAAACATTTACACCTAATCCAGCTTTAAGTTTATTTGCAAATTGACTTTTGACAGCTTGTTTTGCTGTTTGAGTTGCAGCAGTACCCGCACCAAAACTTACTGCTCCTAAAGCTAAACTTAAAAAGTTAGTAGGGTCAGTAATAGAAGATACTGCGTAATCGTATAAACCTCGTGCTGTAGGCGCACCGCCTTCTTCAAATATTGTAGGCAGTTGTTCTGATATATTTAATGCTTTACCAAAACTTTCTTTGTCTGCTTCAGACATACTATCTACAGCAGTTTTTTTAGCGTAAGTGCTTCCTAAGTTAGACTCAAACCATCTTTTTTCTTTTAAAAAATTATCAACAATAGCTTTTCGTTCTTCTCTGCTATTGTCTTTAAAAACAACTTTTTCGCCTAAAGCTTTTAAAGCTAAGCCAGCATCGCCTACAAAATCGTCATTATTAATTAACTCTTCGTAAGTTGTTTTATTAGGCGTTGCCATTAAAGACTTCCTTTAAGTCTTTTAAGAGAATTACTTTCTGTTACTGTAGTTTCTTTTTCTGGATTTTCTTGTAACTTAATTAGATTACTTTTTTGTTGCATTAACTCTTTAGTAAGTTGTGAGCGTTTTCTTTTGTTTTGTCTAGTTTGAGATAAATCTTGTAATGTTTTTTCTAATGTTTTAATAATATTTTCTGTATTTTTAATTTCTTCAGAAGAAATAGTGTTACCTACTTGAGTCTTAGTGCCTTCTTCTAACATTGTTTGATTATTTTGAGTTAGCTCTTGAAATTTTTTGTACAACTTAGGATAAGTTTTTCTAGCTAAGTTTATATCTCCATCAAATGCTTTTATTGCGTTAGTAAAATCGTCTATAACTGCACTCTCTTCAGCTAACTTCAGTCTTCTTTTTTCTAAATCTCTACCTTCTTTTCTGTATTCTTCAGTACCTACTAGACTTCTTTCAGCTCTTTCTTCTGCTCGTTGTTTATAACCTTGTTCTATATCAAGTCTTTGCTGTGTCATAGCGTCGTTAATGTACTTTCGAGCTTGTTCAGACCTAGTTGGGTCAATACCTGCATAAGATACTTGACGTTCTTTCATAGCTTCTATGCTGTACGGGTCATCGTATTTTTTAGCTATGCGCTTTTCAATAATTGTACTAGATACGTTTTTCATAGCATCTTTTAATTGTAAAGCAGTTTGCGCTGTTTGCCTTTGCCTTGCTGCAGTTACGTCAGAGTAGTCTGTTTTTGTTTTAAATCCAAATGCGTTAGCCATTTTTTATGATTCCTTTAATAAGAACTAGGTTGATATAAAGACGAACCATTTGAACTTCCCCCAAACCCCATAGCATTAGCGTTGTAAGTTCCGCCTGTTGTGTTTGTATTTCCTCCAAAATTAGGCATACTCATACCACCTCCTGTAAAAGCAGAAATAGTAGGAAGTATTGCATTTTGTAAGAAGCCACCTTTAGGATTTGTTTTGTATTGAGCGTATTGATTTTCTAAATCTATAGCTGCACCAATTTTGCCCATATCAAAATTAGTAAGATTTTGATTGTACATCATAGATGGGCTTATCATATTCATTAAGTTTGCAAAAGGCGCGTATTGAGCGTTTGTTGCTCCAAATAAGTTTTGTAAGTTATTACTTCTAAAACCCTGCGTTCCTGTTAACATGTTCTGTAAAGCGTTTAAATCATTATAACCTGCTTGTTGTGCGCCTTGAAAAGCACCTATTCTTAACTGTTGTTTAGCTAAATCAGCTTGTCTTTGAGCTGCTCCCATAGCACTTGCAGAGCCTGTACTAATGCCTCGACCGCCTAGTATTCTGCTAAGGGCAGAGTCTGTTTGCATGTCAATCATTTCTTCTTGTGGTTGTATGCCCGCAGTAAACATATCTTGTAATTGTTGTCTGTCCATAGTAGGAGCAAACATTTCATAAGCTGCTCTTAACTCTGCTTCTTCAGGACTTTCTTGTAATCTTTTAAGATAATCTGACCCTAAATTTTTAAACATTTCTGACGTAGCAGCGATATCCCCAGAAGGAGTAACTTGTATTCCGTCATCTGTGTAGTTAACACTACCAAAAGGACTTGTTATTCCTTGTGTAGAGTAATCTAAATTTTCTATTTGCGGTAAATATTTGTTTTGTAGCTCTTTAAGATATTTACCCGTACCAGACGACCCAAATAAACCACTTAGAAAAAACTCAGGCTGTCCTGTTACAGGGTTCAAAGAGTTAGCCCCACTTCCTACTGTGTATCTAGCAGGGTCTAAACCAAAACCTTTCATAGTATCTTTAATTTGATTAGTTAGCTTTGGCCCTAATACTTCAGGTCTAACTACCATTTCCCCTGTTGCAACGTGAGCTAACGTGTCATCTTCGTTTCGCCCTAAAGTAGCAAATTTTCCTAAATTAAACATGTTATATCTCCGTTACGATACGTCTTTAAGTTTAGCTTTTGCAGTAGCTAAAAACATTTTTTGTGAGTTAGTGTTAGCAGTAACCATTTCGTTTCTAAAACTCTCTACTGCAGCTCCTGTCTGCCTAGACTGCTGAGAGTTCTCTATTAAAAGTAAAGGTAGCATAGCTACTGAACATACCCAGTTATCTATCTCTTCACCTGTCTGTGGGTCTGTGCCTCGTAGTTGCATAAACCACCCACAGTCAAATTTCTTACAAGGCTCAAAGTTATTTAAAGGGCAGTTATCTTTTACTTCTAGTTTCATGTTAATCCTTTGTAGCTATAATTACGTCTACATAGTTTACATCAAAAGCCATGTTTCCACTTGTAAAAGAGTGTGTGTGAGATGCGCCAGCAAGAGTACCTACACTGTGAGAGTGACCTCCACCGCTACCAGTGTTACCTATAGTAACGTCAGCAGCTCCACCACCAGACACATAGTTTCTGTTTGCCATTAAAATTCTTCCATTGCCTCCTGAAGTAGCGTCATCAGAACCTACATATTGTCCTATACTAAACGTGTGGTTATGTGAAGGTATCTCACTTGTAGTTAAAGTGTGTGAAGCTACAGAACCAGAGATACTAACCGCAGTTCCTCCTGTTGTACCAGAGGCTGTTCTATCACTTGCAAAAGCCGTAGTAAAAGCCTGGCTACCTCCAGTACCTACTGTACCACTAACAATTCTTAATGCTTTGTTATTGTGAGTAGTGCTTTTAGTAAAACCTGTAGGAGCAGCAGTCTGTACAAATAACATTACTGTACCTGACGGTATAAGCCCTGTATCTTCTTTAGTTGCTATAGATGTTGCAATAGCATTAAATTCGCTATCTACATCTGCTCCTGTAATAACCTTTTCTGGGTCTCCAGTATCAAGACTATCCTTAGCTGTAAAGTTTTGTGTTCTAGTATAATTTGCCATAGCTACCTACCTTCTCGACCTAATTTCATAAATAAAGATAATTGCTCTACAGCAATTTGAAATCCGTTAGACAAAAATCTAACCCCTAGTTTAAATGTTCTTCCGCTTTGTGATATAGGAGCTGCTAAATTATAGGCTGAGGCAGAACCTCCTCCCCACTCGTCTACGTTCCAATTAGCTACTCCCCACTCTGCAACTGTACCTACTGCTAAACCTGACGACCTGTTAAATGCGTTATTAGAAGATAACGTAAAAGGTACTTCTCCACTACCACCTTCAGCAAAAGCGTAGGTTACGTTAATAGTATCTGAGGTACTCGCGCCTTCTACTGTTGCAGTTACTTTTTTTAACATTTTTAATTTAGATGTACCTAAATCTGCAGGATTACTGCGCCAAGTGCAAGTATATGAGGTATTACTAGCAGGACTATCGTCAACGTACCCATTATATTTTCCTATCATTCCGCGAGAGCCTATGTAGGTCTCTCCTTCAAAATAAGCAAAGCTGTCCCACTTAGTGTCGACATATTTAGTAATCCGTATAGGAACATTCTGGTCTAACGTGTGCATGTCAAACACCCAAATGTTTCCTCCAGGAGCTTTTAACCAGTATTGTCCTTCTTCTGGGTCATAAACAGACCTTACATTAATTAAAGCAGACTCACTTGCTGCAACATTTACTAAAAATTCTCTTCGCACTAAAGTAGATATTTCGTTTAAGTCTGCTCTGTCACCTGTGTAAATAACTTGTCGTAGTGACCTAATGCCCGTAGCAGACATAAAATATAAATCTTTTCCTATTGCCTGTATACTGTCTCTAGCTATACACCCAATACCTTGTATAATTTGTTCTATGCCTAATCCTGGACTACCTGCAGGAGAATCAGGATTGTTATAAATTACAATACTGTTACGTAAAAAAGCTACTAAGTAGTGGTCAAAAGACGATATAGCTACTAGCTCATCGTAACCATCTTTAATAGCAGAAAAATTACCCATTACGTCAATCTCGCCACCTGAACTACTCCAATCTGTTTCATCTAACACACCAGAGTAATTAATAATGTTTTGGCTTGTTCCTGTGTGAGACTTTTGCGCCCATACTCTACCAAAAGCACTGTGTACTAATCTTCCTGTAGGAACGCTTCCATGTTGCGGGGTAATAGCTGCAAAATTTCCTGACCCGCTTTTTATAATTAAAGCAGAGCCTTCGTTAGTAGCTATAACCTGGTCATCAAAGTTTACAAATTGAGGTCTAGTGTTAGCAATAGTTACGCCACCTTTGACTGACGCAAAGTTGTCAAAAGGAGCTGTATCTTCGTAAATGTTGTTACCGCCGTAAGCACTAACAGAAAGTAATCTTTGGCCTCCTGAGTAGTTATACATAAACAATGTATCTACTTTAGGCTCGTACTTAACTTTTACTCCTGCTCCTCCTGCAGCCGAAGCTGAGGTTGCTGTTCCTGCTGTGTAAACGTTGTAACTGTCAGCATCGACTACAGTAATAGAAAATCGAGTATTAATTTGAGCTGCTGTAATTCCGTTGGTGTCTGCAGCTCCGCTAATTGTTACAAAGTCTCCTGTAGACTGACCGTGAGCAGTGTCTGCTATTGTAATACGACCTGTAAGCCCTGCACTTGTAACAGTTGTAATAGGATTACTTCCTAACGACTCAAATCCCAAAGCAAAAGTATGTCCGTTAGTTAATAAATCAAATCCTTTTCTGTTGGTTAATCGTCCTGCAGAGTCGTAAGCAATGTTTTCTGCTACTTCTGCAAAAACAGGAGCTTCTTGGTACGTTTCCCCTTCAAAGTTAAGGCCGTACATACCTGGAGCACGAAGAACTAAAGACTGTAGTTTGCTACCCATTACTTAGAAATCTCCGTAAACTATCCAATCACCGCCACCTTGACCTTGCCACTTATGGCTTTGCTCGTAAGCTACAGCATCTCCTAAAGCTTTTTCGTAAGCTCGCTGTACTTCAGAACTTAACTCTCCTTCATCTTCACCTCGCTCTCTTATAGCGAGAGCTAAACCTCTTAGGTATACTGGATACCAAGGTACTTTAAAGTAGTCTGTATTACCTGTTAAATCGTCTTGAGGTACTACACACTCTACAGACATAGAGTATGTTGCGTCTGGAGTGCTGTAAAATATTATTTGTAATGATTGTTTTGCACTTACTCCTGATACTGCGTAGGCGTAAGGTTCTTGATTTGTTCGTGTACTAAGTTGATTCTGTTTTCTTATAAACTCAAAAGGTCGTGGTGCTAACCTAACGTCAGTAGTAGTGTTGTACACGTCTAACACTCGACTACGTTGATTAGTGTAAATGCCTTGACTTGAGTTTTCTAAATCGTAAGAACTTGTGCCACTGGTGGTTGTAATCGTAATAGATTCTTGTAAGCCTATCCAATCAAACGAATCTTCTACTTCTCGTTTTGCGTCGTTAAGCAATCGTACAATCGTATCTGTATAAGACGGTGCTCCACCTGTGGCAGTTGTTGTGCTAGTTATACTTAGCACAGCTTGGTCTCTTAAACGAATAAGAATCTTATTAACAACGTCTAATAATGTAACTGCAGATGACGACATTAGATTCCTCCTTAAAAACGGGGGTTGTTACACCCCCATTAAATTACATAACGTCAAATGGTATGACGCGAACACGCAAGGTTGCTGAACCTAAGTCTACTGCCCCACCAGTATTATTTGCTAATACCGCCGTAGCTGTGTTTGCAGCCGTAACTGCTACACTTAAAACTAAGTCTGCAACATCAACAGATAGAGAAGCCATGGCAAAATCACCTAAAGCTGCTCCAGGAACAGTAACGTCTACAGCTACCTCGTTCCCGTCTGCTATGCTTGCTGCGTCCCAAGTTGCCGAAACAACTGGAAATCCTGATAACCTAGACATAAGATTAACTCTCCTAAATAAAGGGGGAGGTTTTACCCTCCCCGTAGGTTATTAAGCAACGACAGCAATCTTAATGCCAGCATCGTTTCGTAGTTCACCCGTACCGTACAGAGTGTCAGCAGTGAACAAGTCACCT